ACTGGCGTTGCTGCCGTGTGTTCTGTGGTTTCTAGATTTAACAATTCTTCAAGTCTTTTGGTCATATCATACTTATCTTCGTTTTGTGCCTTGATGGAAAATGTCTGTTTCGTTTATCACCCTAAATTTTATGTTCTGCTGTTTGCACCAAGCGTTAGCAGCTTCCCATTTGGCCATGTTTTTCACATACTGCTGTTGATTATATTGGCTTCTGCCCACAGCTTCTCTAAATGTGTGATTAGAAGGTTTAACTTCTACAACTTCTGCGTGTTTAGCACCATTCTTATCTTGATACACGATAAAAAAATCTGGCACATATATGGTACTGCGACCAGTCAGGGGATCTCTATAGGGTATCTTGATGCTTTCTGAGGCCCAATTCTGTACGCCTGGGTGTTCATCCAACATCCGCATGAACACGAATTCCCATGAGCTGCGAGCCAACGGAGTTTTTAATCCCACGTACTTGGCAGGATTTTTCATTTCAAATCTACCCTGTGCGAATTTGCCCATTATGCAGCTATGTTTCTGATCTGGGCAGGTTTGACATCTGCGGTTCTAAACCCCAGAAGGCTGGTTGGCACACGATTATTGTTCAGTATCTCTCCAACTAATTGGCTGAGTTTGTTTTTGTTCGTCCCGGTAAGTGTATCTAAGATCTGTGAGATAGGAGTAGCATCAATCTTAGCCTGGCGCAGCAGTGTCATAGCCACAGTGGCAGCTGCATCTGAGTCAAAACCTGCGGCAGTGAAAAAGCTCACAGCGGCTGTGACGTCGTTGGCTGCGAACTCCAGCGCAGCTTCACCGTAGGTGTCAAAATACAGCTTGGTACCTGCGGCACTGTCTTGGATTTCAAATGAGGGTAGATTGGTAGCCATGTTATGCTTGATTTCCTGGTGCTGGGGGGAAGTCTCCTACCAACGGTCGTTGAGTAGCTGTGGTAGATGGCGTCGGTGTCGCACTCTTTGGAAATGCCGCACCTATAACTCCACCTACTGTAGATATAGCTGATGAGATATTTCCTGGATCGCTGAGTATATTGATGGCTTCTGATTTCAACTGTGCCGGTGTTAGAGATTTAAAATTCTTGTAGGTGTTTATTGATGCAATGGCAGTGCTGAGAAACCCTCCTTTGCTGTCGAACGCAGCACCGGAGCCGATATTTCCGAATATCTGCTCTAGCCCGTCTAGGACACCGCCTTCGCCGGTTAGTGTAGCAACGCCGCCACCTGCCACTGATATAGGGCTTGGCATAGAATCATAGTGAAGTGTAGCGAATCCTTTGGGATTATTAAATGATACCTGTCCCGCTGAATATTTAACTGATTCATATTCCAAAGTCATGGTACTTTCTGCAAATTCACTAGCTGCATAATCCATGTTACCGTGATTCCATGATTTGATTCTTGGATTAATCAAAGTGTATCCTAAAAATCTTCTGCGTGCCATGGTATAAATGCTAACTGATTTAAAAAATCCAGCAGTGACATCGTTGTCCATACCGTATCGGAAATTGTCTTTAGGAGTATCAGCCGCACGATATTTGGTTTCAGAATAGGCCGATTCTGGCAATTGTCTATCAGCAATATAATATCCATAATATACAGCCCACATCGCATTGATAACTCCCGTAGCATCATCGTGCATGGTTATGGACACAGGGTCGTAATTGAAATTCTTATAGACTAATTTTTTTCTATTATACTGATTTTTTACCACACTATCAAAATTATACTTAGGTAGTTCTACTGTTTTGACTAGCAGGCCAATTTCTTCATGATGTTTTTGTGTAAATGCAGGAACACGCATCACACTTTTGTCTAGATCAAATCTCACATAGTAGTTGAACTTGGTGCGAGGAGCCAGCCGCATGTTGCCATCTATGAACAACTTGGTGGCATGGCGCCAGTTTGCGCTCTGACCTTTAGGAGTTAATAAACCTTCGCCGACACCAGTGAGAAATCTTGTAAAATAGTTTGCCATACAAATATTTATGTCACAAAAAAAGCTCGAATAATCGAGCTTTTCTTGATTATAGGTTCAATTAACCCTGTGTAGTTGATGCACCAGTTACGGCTGCACCAAGAGAGCGTCCTACTGCTGCACCAATACCACCAATCGGGCTAGTAGATGCTGCGCCTGCTGCGAACTGAACCAAATTATCGTAGGCGAGCGTCAATGCCACCGTCATATGTTCATTGGTAGAATAGTTGGCATCACCGTAGTCTGCGTTCTGAACAAAGCATCCATATAGTTCGAATGTTTCTAGAGTTGAAGGAACCAAAGCGCCGTTACCACCGTCTAAGACTTCAATGCGTGTGGTAAATTTATAGTCGATACCTGAACGAGCAGATGCCTGTTCCATGAAATCGTATTGTTTCTGGATCTGTTGTCCCACAAGTTTTTGCACTTGACCGCTGGCATCATCACGTAAGGTCAATGTAATATTTTCCAGGGTATATCTTCCGGCCAGTTTGACTTTGGAATTATAGATGTCTAAGGTCATTTCTTCAAATGACACCTTGGGTCTAGTCACGTCCTGTACCTGCTTGGTAAGTTCTGTGGCAGCGGCAACTCCAAAACCCAACAATGTAACCCTAAAGCGATATTTTAATTTAGGCATCAACAGCACTTGTGTGCTGCCAGCTGCGTTAGTTGTTGGAATACCTAAATTATTCAGTGATGTAATTGCCATTTTTAAATTTCTCCTGTGTTCTTGACACGTAACGGAATGTAAATGAACTCAATCGCCTTCACGGGTTCAATTGCAATATCAACATACAGTTCGTTGCGATCTATCCTTGCAGGTGTGTTGTTGCTTTCGTCACAGACAACCGCAAAGTCGTAGAGTGCTCTTAGTCCTACTAGTTCTAACAATAGACTATCTACAGCTTGTTTGATTTCATCACGTGTGATTTTATCATTGGGTTCAAAGATATACGGACGAGCTAGCTTGTTCAACTGGCTGCGTAGATATACCACTAAACGTGCTACATTGATACGATCCAATGCTGAAGCGTTTCTTGCGCGAGTCTTTTGTCCGTGTGCTACTAATCCTATTCCGTTGAAGAATGGAATTGGATTGATCTTAAGATCATACAATGTATCACGCTGTCCTTCGTTTAGAGCTACAGTTTGGAATTCACCTGTGGCAGCGTCAATATAACCCACTGCTGTTGCATTAGTAATACCACCTCGACGTGTTCCTGCTGGTGCAAACCATGGGAAGCTGACGTTGTCACTGAGTGTGATGGTCTTCAGCATCATGTGGCTAGCTGGAACCACTGCAGGCGAACCGCTGAGATCAGTGGTGAATCCGTTTGGATAATAAACCGCCAAATACTCATCATATGTAACAACACCATCGTCACCGTTGTCTGTGACTAGGTTAGCATTAGTACCCCATGTGGTTAAACTTGTGGCATCTGAAGGTAGTCTCAACGGTGTGTCGCCAACCACGAACGCTGTAACACCGCGATCGATGTTTAGATTCACTAGATTGCTCAACAGTTCTGGATAACCAGGAGCAGCTATGATGTTGAAATTGCGGCGTTCTTCGTCACGGATCTCTTGACTGGTATCAACTACACTCTTCAAGGCCTGTGTTACAACCTTGCGCTGTGCTTTGCGACCAAATGATCCTGAACCATCTTCGTTGTTGCCTGAAGCTGTGGTCCAACGGTCTGTGGCATAGGTTTCCATGCTTTCACCGCTGCCGCTGACAAATGCTGAACCTGCTAGTGTAGCTGCACTGGTTCTTGGATTATCAGCGGTAGTATCAATGTAGCTGTTTTGATACTGTTTGACGTTACCTCCGCTGCGGCGTAGGTTCCATAACAGCATACCCTTAGGATATAGTGCAGGATCCGGAGCGTCTGGATCTAAGAAGTTGTTGGTAATTAGGTCTTCTATGGTGCTGGCCACTGTTGAAGTACCTGCGGTATTCCAACGTGCATCTGCAAACAACACACCTTCTTCTGTGGTATCGTCTGCTTTGTCTACCAGTTCCCAACGCTGTGCAAGATCAGGTACATCACTCAAGTTGGTGTTGTATCTGTAAATGGTAGGATAATTTTCAAGATCCGCTGTGCTGATCCATATATCACCATTGGCAGTTACGCTGGCCTTGTAGGGATTTGAAGCTGACACTATAGGCAGATATCCGTTTCTCAATGTTGCTGTGGCTGCTTCATAGTACGGTGCTGTCGAATGACGATATCCAACCCATGTATTACCATTGTGCACCATTAGATCAACTTCTGAGAAGTTCGGATTATACCATAACTGACCGTCCTGTGGCTCGTTCAACGGAGCAAGCCTCCTACTGCAGATTCTGCAGCGTAGAAGTTTTCTGTGCCTGCTAGTGTGTCTATGTTGTAAGCAGTAAACATACTGGCCACTGCGGTGCTTACTGTATCTACTAGTCTAAAATCTCCACCTAGTGTGTGACTGATAATTAATCTGTTAGATGTAAGGCTGACTGCTGTAACAGAAGCCACAATGTTGGTAAATCCAGCTGCGTTAATAGCCGCAGCCATTAGTTCTGCATCTGCGCTGGTATTGACTGCTGTAAATGTAATTGTTTTCGCAGTGTCTAGGGCAAGTGTGGTTTTCAGTGATTCACTGATGGTAAATGTTTTGGTACCTGATGATCCCAATGTGCCGTTTTTAATTATATTGCTGGTGATGCTGGTAGCTGAACCTACAGCAATATTTCTACGCCATAATCTAAATGTTGCTGTAGCAGGTGTTGTGTCAAGACCAGATGTTTCTTTGGCATTTGACTGTGTGAATAATGCATCTTCTGCAATACCTGCACCGCCTCCGCTGCGATCTAGATAGTACAGAGCTGCTGAGGTGGTGTCATAGATAGGTGCTTCATAGCTGACCCATGACAGTGTGGCTGAGCTCCAACGTTTGGCTCTCAAACGAGCGCCGTTATTGGGTTCGGTGGTTTTGACCCACACACTGCCAGTGGCTGCTCCGCCTACCGTTCCGGCATTATCTGCAAGTTTGAACGCAGGTATTGATGTATGGGGTTGTTGTGCTAGACGAGGATTGAGATATGTTCCTGCTGTCAATCCAACATTACTTAAAGGAGATGTTCCAACCGCTATTACAATTCTGCCATCTGCTCCGGTTGAGTCGTCGGTGGCGCTTGTTTCACCATTGGAGTAAATGTACAATCTACCGCTGATGGCCTGGGCGCTGACTCCTTCAATACTGCCAGAGTTAATAGCTGAGGCCACTTGCGTAATAGTTCCTGTACCAGTGACCAAACTGTTGTTTATATAAAAATCATAAGTCACTGAAGTATTAACTGCTGTCCCGCTAACTGTAGGCCAGCTAGACTGCCATTCGTTAGATCCAACTAGAACCCATTCGCCTGCATCAACCGCAGCTACATTGCCACCAGCAGACGCTGGAGCACCGGGACTCTTGTAATAGATTCTAGCATATTCTTCTTCTGCACCAAAACTAGTGTCACCTTCCACTGTGCGGAAAACCACAGCATAGTCACCAATCTTGCCTACTCCTTCTTTTGGGGCGTTGCCATTAAGAACAATTTTTGAAGGATAGTCTGCGTCTGTGAGTACGATTGGCACTTTATATGTGAATTTCTGGCCGCCTGCTACTGTTGCAGCGGCACCATTCCACTCTTGGATACCCCAGGTTGTGGCCTGCGTATCAATCCACCACTGGCCGTTTGTGGGATTCGCTCCCGGGGCGTCAGTCTGTGCTTCTAGTTCGTCTAGGTCGACATCTGCTCTTACGATAAAAGCAGCATTGCTTACACCCAATAAACTGTAGGCTGTAAGCAGTCCGTATTCGTTGCGCTCTGAACCATGTACAGGAGTAGCACTGGCTGTTTTCTCAAAGAATGGAACGCCGAATGTTTCTGTAAGTTCTCGCTGGCTGGTTATCTTAAAGGCCTTGCCAGCATTGGCCGCTGTGGTACCTAATGCAGTGCCTGTGCCTGCACCATTGGTTTTATCTTGCGCTGTTGCTACTACGATAAGAGGT